GTATTTGGCTGTCTATTCAGGCAAAACCAGATCACCTACTTTTAATTGGGATAGACTACAAGGAATACCACTTGGGAATGAATTATTTAATGTTCAAAAATATGACGCAGAATTTGACTTTAAAGAAGCCATGAAATCAACAAAAAGCTATCAATCTCTTGTTTGGGACACAATAATAGATAATAAACCTTGTGGCAGGGGAAAAAAATTTGAAAATTTTAAAGAAAGTTTAGATATGTTGATTGAACATTTTGATTTAAAATAGTATAAGAGTTAAACCCTAGTCGTTAGTTCTCGCTTTCAGCTAGGGTTTTTTGCTTTAAAAGGAATATGACTCTAGGTTAATTAATCAGCTAATCTGATTTTTATTCTTTTTAATTTAGTTTTATATTTTTTAATATAAGTTTTGGCTCTTTGTTCTTTAGTTTCCCAAGACTTAATTAATTTTTCTAAATTAATTATTTTAGCATTTTGTTTTTCATCTTTAGTAGGTTTAGTTTTAGGTTTAGATTTTAACTTTCCCTCTAACCAACCACTATCAATAACAAACTGTGCCATCTCTTGCTCAATTTTAGCTTGAGCAAGGTCATGATCGTTTGAATTTGGAAAACGAAAATCGTGAACATAATGTGAAACATCATGGACTAATCTTCGCCAACCTTTAGAAAGAGTATTAGTATCGCCATTAAGACTTAACCAACATTTTCTTATTCTGATTTTCCAATACTTAGGTTTATAAATACCAAGTGGAGAACCTTTTTTTCTAATTTGTCTAACTTTCATTTTTTTAGTTATCCATTTATTAGAATATTCAGACCAAACTTTTTTAGTTCCAAATTTAGCCACCAATTTTTTATAGGCTTTTTCAGCCTCATCTTTTTCTAAAATTGGTAATTGTTCAGGAAACATACGATTGACTTGACCATAAGTCTTTCTAGCAACCTGATTTATTTGTTGATGTAAAGACACCATAACAACTCGCTTTCATTTAAGAGTCATATTCACTTTTTAAAGAGCAGTATTTACTTATGACTTATGAAGTCATTTTTAATACTCGCCCATTCTAACATATTGGTTTTTGAGATTTGGCTGTTTTCAGGGATTTTAAGAAATTGCTCTAGGTATTCTGCCAAAAATTGAACATTTTTGCTTTAAAAAAATCGCTTGTCTGCCAAAAACTAGACCTAAATTGCTCTATTTTTAAAGATTTTAGAAAAATAATGGCTAAAAACTAGGCTAAACTTATCCACATTTTTTTTTATGATGAAATTCTGTTGTTTTTATGCAACATATTTTGTTCTCTAATTGTTCTCCTTGTGAGAATTGCTCGTTATTTGATATAAAAAGTCAAGATCTACAAGTAGGTCAAAAAATACCAAAAAATTTATGAAATATGCAACCAGAAATAATACTTTGGTTTCATGTCATATCAAGAAATTTCATAGATAGTTTAGGTCTTACAGATCCAAATTGCGATAAAGCTGATTGGATTATTCAAAAACAAGCTAAAAATTGGATAGGAAAGGAAGATTTTAATTATATTTGTGATCTGATAGACATTGAACCAAAAAATGTTTTACAAATATATGAAGAAATCAAAAAAAGACAAACCTCTTTTAGTCAAGAAGAAATCAGTAAGTTCATATTATCAGGATTATCACGAATTAGATAATTTATTAGTTCAATTTTTTATTGTCTATGATGAATTAAATAAACCAAATGTTTTAATGAATTTTAAAGGATTTGAAGATAACGAACATTGTCAAGAATTTATAGAGAGATTTAAAGAAACAAGAAATTATAACGATATAGATTTAACAAATGAAACAATCCATTAACAAAGTTCCAAAAAGGGCCAATAGACCTGCACAATACAAATCAAGTATTATGCAAAAACTTTTTGAATTAATCGCTGAAGGAAAAACTACAAGAGAATGTGTTAAAGAGTTAGATGTTTCTTGGCCAACTTTAAGAAAATGGTTAGAGGAAAAAACCTTTCATCAACAATACCTCAAAGCAAGATCTGATTCAGTTTTATTTACAATAGATGATTTAGATAATATTTTAAAAGAGGCCCACGAAAACGCTAGAAATAAAAAATTAACCATGACTGAGGTAAAGTTAATAGAATTAATTCAAAAAAATGTTCATTTTAGAAGCTCTAAATTAAACCCACAAATCTTTGGTAGTGAAAAACAAATGATGTCAATTCAAGACAGCAAAGGAAATGAATTTAAAGTAGAATGGCAAAAGTAGGCCTATAAAGACCTACTAATATTTATTTTTTTAATTGTCCTTTATTACCAATTCCCTCACCTGACCATGATAAAATTTTTGAACTTGTATCTCTTAAAACAATACCATCAACTAAATTGTCAGGCAAATTTTGAAAGGATAAAAAATTACGAAAGATAAAATCATCTCTTTTATGTCTATCTTTTTCTAAAAGAATTTTTTTTAATTTACTTTTTGCCTCTATATCTAAAGTAATTGTTAATCTTAAATTAGAATCTATATAATTCTTTTTACTCATTATTTACCTCTCTTAATCTTTTGTTTTTAAGTTTATATAGTCTGCCTAATTGCATTTTATCTTTTAAATCCCAAGACAACATATCAATAGAAGTAGCTTTATTACCTTTAGGATAATAATTTTCTATATCCAAAATTTTCTTATCTATTTCTTCAATGGTTAATATTTTACTCATTATTTACCTCGCTTAATATTCAATATTGGTATCAAAACTAACTTTAATTTCATTACCATATTGTCCTTGTTTATCAGTATGGAATTTTATAACCTCGTATAATTCCCCTAAATCATAACAACATTTTTCTTCATGTAAAATTTTAGTTGTTATTTTAGGTTTTTTATAATCAATACTTTTATTCTTTTTATGATCGTAATAGTAAGTTTCGGTTTTAACTGATTTAATTACTATATTATTATAATTTAACATTATTTACTCGCTTTCATTTTATTTAAAGTTTCTTTTGCTTGATTATAAAAATATTTATCATCAGGCATACAAACATTAGTACCTTCATCATGTTTACAAACAAAACACCAATCAGAAGGTAAAGAATTAATTTTTTTTTCTTGATGGTTTAAGTTAATATTAGCACTTCCACAGCTAACACAAACTACAATACCATCTTCAATTATATCTCTATAAGAATAAGACATTTATTTACTCGCTTTCATTTATATAGTTAGGTAATTCTCTTTGTAGATATTCAATAAAAGTTTCATTCATATTGAAATCCATTTTTTCCTTATAATATTTTTTATATTCTAACCAATCTGTATATAAAAATTGTATAGCT